TTAAAATAGCCACGTTGCTCTGCTTGCTCATAATCAATGGCTGCACAATTATTAACAGGATCTCTTGGTATATCTGTGACATAAATTCCAGAATTATGCCGTCTGACTTGCCCTTGAACTATTTGTCTGGCCGGAATGTGATTGATAATAGAAAGTATTTGCTCTCTGTTAGCAAAGTCTATGTCAATGTCTGCGCTCATAAATTGTTTCTATATAGTTAATTAAAGAACTAGCTAAATTTTTATTAGAATTGATCCCAGGATGTAAATTATCTTCAGCACTATCAACAAAATAATTTTCTATCCAACTCGCAGGTACAAACTCATGCATATCGTAAAAATAAGTTTGATATAATTTTGAATATGTATCACTATTTTTATAATCATTCAACCAAAAAATTAATTTTAATTTGTTTGATCTTGCTATTGCAACTATTGCTCGTATTTTAATTAGTAATTCGTAAAATAAAAAATCATTATTGTAAACTTCTAATAAAGATTTATGCAGAGATTTGTTAATTTGTGTTGTTGAAAACAACAAAGGCAATAATTTTTTATCCTTAGTACAATAATGTATTCTGCATAATTCAGTGAATTGAATAATTATTATTTGTCCAGGATGAAAATCAAGTTGGGTAAATCGATCAAATATTATATTATTGCTGCCACCTGGCACTCCTAAATTCAATAATTTCTTATTAAAATAGTTAGCCATTATTGTAGAATAATGCGTAGCGGGATCAGACAACCCTATCCCGGCAGTAAAACTACATCCTAGAAATACCGCATGATTTTTATCAACTACTACAGTGTGTGTCCAATTGTAAGGATCAAATTTTATTAAATTAATATTTCTTACATTATGATATTTTAAATTATAATCTTTTAACCAGTTTAAAAACTCATAATATGACTCGACATCAGAAAATTCATTTTTGTTTGATTCGGCCCAATATACATCATCTGCATTTTTTAGTACAATCTCAAGTTTATCGTGTTCTGGTATATCTTGTATGCAGGTATGTCCAATTAAATTGCTATGAGTGATGTCAGTCACTAATACACTGGCCCCAATTCCAAGTTTTTTATAATATTCAGCAGTGTCACTGTGATTGCTACCAACAATAATTATAGACATTACCACCCTGCTTTCTTTAAAATATCCTTGGCATATTCTTGATCAGCAGGATAGTCTTGAAACTTTTTCATCCAGAAATCAGAATCGATGTAAGACCAAATCATCGCAATTTGTTCAGTGGTTAGTTCTGATAAAAACTGTTGCCCAGAATCAGAATTATATATTATCCAAGGACTCACACGTCCAGCAGTAATTGCATGACACATGGCATTTGAATTACCATATCGCAAACAATCGTGTGCTGGATTGCTGGTTTGTTCTTGCCATGTAATACCAAATTCAATGGCTCTGGCCAACGCATCATTTACATTCTCTATACGTAGATAGTCTAACAAGTATTCTGTATAAATGCTGTCTCGGCACCAATGATCAATTTTTTTATTTTGTTTAAGCACATACTCTATAAATCTAGCAGGATTTATTGCTCGTATGTCTACACAATAACGACCAAACTTTACAAACGCCTTATAATAGGGACTATTAGCAAAATCATCAAATGTTTTTAATCGTGCAGATCCTTGTGTTAGTTCAAAGAATTTTAAATATGCTTGAAGTCCTAATTGAACTCCGCGTTCGGATTGTTCCTGTCTTCGTCGTCGTGGTTCACAACTATGAACTGCAAGACTAGATTCTTTTATAAAATCTTTTTGACAAAATTGACATGTGTAAGTCATTTTCCTTGACCAAGTTCTTGCAAATATAAATCAATTTCTTTTTGAGTGAGTAATTTACTTAATACCTCTATATCAGAATTTTTGAGATTAGGAAATAGTGCCATTAATTGTTTTTTCTTTGTACCAGTATTAGTCGACTTTTCATCTTTTTTCTTGGGACTTATCCATTGGTGTCGATGAACCCCCATTCCGGGACTAACACTGCTAGCACACAACCATTGTAACTGTGGATGTTTGTTGATGGTAAAAAAATGTTTGTTTAATCTTTCGTTGGTGCTGATTAAATAAAACTCTTGTAAGTCTTTTGACCCTTGCACACTACTTCCCCAACGAATCATTAAAAAATTACTGAACTTTTTCTTTTCTTCATCGGTGAGATCTTGATAGAAGGAGCGGTTCTTGCAATCCAGTTGTCGCATTTCATTAGCAATGTTTAATTTGTCACTCATTTTTCAATAACTAACCTTATATTACCGTCCATATGTTCATCGATAATTGTTAAATCAATATCTAGAATTAAAAATCTTAGGTCCAAAGTTGACAGTTCTTCCCTTAGATATTGATCATATTGAATCGCAGTTGGGTGGTTAGTTGAGAATCTTTGTGTTAAAAATTGTTCTGGTGTCAGTTCAATCATTCTTTGTAAATTTAAAGCCAAGAATCCACGTCCACTAGGTTTAATCATCGAAACAAAATCTAAAACAATTTTTTTAAATAGAGCCAACGAATGAAAATGCAAAGCGCAAACTGAAAAAACTGTTTGAAAATACTCTTGATGGGCATGTATATAGCTATCATTGACAAATCCGTCAATATCACCAAAAAATGTTTTGTCAATGTTACTAATGTTACTTTCGTTGATTATGGTAACACTATGTTGTTGTGTACATTCTTCTTTTATCCAGTCTGGTAGGTTCTTTAAATCTACTAGACTCTTGCAGTCTGGCCAACTTGGATCCTTAACATTATAATAGAATTCTAAAAAAGATGCACGTTCAGCACCAATCCCTATCAAGCGAGGCAGATACGGTTTAAACATATTCGCACCACATCCTAAATCATAAATTGTATCATATTCTTTTTCTAGTAGTACTAATAGATAATAAAACACTGATGTTGAAAATTTTTTTTGATTTATTTCTCTCGGCGTTGTACCATACATTGGATTTTTATTTTCACGGGGATCAAAAAATTTATGCCATACTAAATTACTTTTGCCAAAATCTTGTTCTAGTTTTTTATAAATTTCAGTTTTTTCAAATGTAGATTTAAACTTGATTTCATCGTAAGGGCTAATGTTGTTACTCATTACCAGGCCTTTTGATAGTCCACAATTTCACAGTTACGACTGATATCTTTTACAAAATAAACACATTCGGGCTTAGGGCCGTCGGTTATAGGCACACACAACATTTGTCCATTTTTTAATTTAGGAGCATACCAGTTGACTTCTTGGTACACATCTATGATTTCAATGTCTGGAAAACTGGGTCTGAAACTACTCAATGGATTAAATTGAAATACCTTAAATCCTCGATCATTTATGCTGGTCAACGGTAACACTTCCAGATCACCTAAATCTGGCTCACCAATAAGTATTTGCCAATCCATGGGCATCTTTATTCTGTGTTCTCCGATCCTTAAAACTAGTGCAGGAGCGTTAAAACTTTCTAGAAATATCAGTGGTATGTAATGATAGTCAGGCTCTACAGGAGTTGAATTGTCTAATATTGCAAAACGCATATCTTCTATTTCTTCTGGAAGATGATCTAATTCGTAGTGTTCGTTGTCAAGTGTTAATATTCGCATGTGTTTATTATACATATTGCATTGTAAAAATGCAACCTTTTATTTCCATTCCAACTTTTCTTGTGTAAAAGGATAGTGGGCTTCCTTATAGAAAGTTTTTCTTTTGGTCAAATGACGTTTGGCAAATTTACAAGTACTGGTAACATCCCAAATTTCTACATGGTCCTTGTCTTCTGCTTTCCGAATACCGCGTCCAATTGATTGTATAACGCGGACAAAGCTTTTTCCGGGCTCCAAAAGGACCAAATTAAATATCCTAGGAAGGTTAATACCAACAGCGGCCACACCGTAAGTCGCCACAATAATCTTGCCAGTGCTAGTTGCAATTTCGTCATATTCACTTTGTCTATCTCCTGCTTTGGTTGATCCGCTCACAAATACTGCATCATCTAGTTGTGCTACCAATGCTTGACCAGCTGCAATGCGATCAACCAATACCAAAGTGTTGCCTGTGGCATTGACCTGTCGCACAAGATTAGCAATAGTACTAAGTCTATCTTCTTGTTCTAATAGATATTTTAATTCGCTTTGATAATTGGTAAACTCTGCGTGATCGACTAGTTGTACGATATTAACATGACATTGTGCTAGCACTCCGCGGTCCTGAAGTTCGCTAGCAGCTAGTTGGCTAATTACTGGTCCAATACTTACCAAAAGACTTTGGCTTTCAAATTTTTCTTTGGGTATAGTTCCTGTTAGGCCCCAACGAATTGGCACACGACTCATCACACCTGTTAGCAAAGTTTTTAATGCATCTGCTTTGGCCATGTGTACTTCATCAACTATAACACATACTACTCCTTCTAAAAAGTCTCCGATGGAGGTTTCGGCCGTGGCATTCTTTGTATTCTTTAGCAGTACGTTTAAACTTTGCCAGGTGCATATGGTATGAGTGCGCCCAAACTCTTTACGATCTCCAAAAAACACACCCACATCTAGACCTAAATTTCGATAGTCTGCTTCGGTCTGAGTTACTAGACTTTTATTAGGAACAATCACAATGCTGCGACCATGTGCTTCACAACGCTGGCTAAGTGCTGCAGTCATAATTGTTTTACCTGCTCCGGTGGCAACTTCCTGTAAACATTGCGGATTGGCTAAAAAGTTATTGACAATCTCAACTTGATAGTCTCTAAGTAACACTGAGTCTCCGGCTCGGGGATGGTTTTTAGGCCAAGTGTGGTGACTAAAGCTGTTTTCTGTTACTTGTTCAAAATCAAAAGTTGTTGCATAATCTCGTTGATCATCTAGTTCAATATTATAATTAAAATCTTCAAGTATGGGAATTATTTCAGGCAATAAATTAACATAAGTGCTACCACCCATTTGGAAATAACTAACTTTGCCGTCCCATCGCCCTAGTCTCACCGCTGGTAGATATCTTGCATATGGAACATCATACTTAAATGTATTAACCAAAGCACGTCGAGCATCAAGCTCCAGGCCTTCAATCTTAATATTGACTTCGTCACGAATTATTATCGTTGCTGTTTTCATCGTACTATTGAAAAACTCAAACTGTTGTTGGCTATTTGTACATTTTTGTTCATTATATTTCTCACTGCAGGCATGGTATTTTTGTAATCAGTCAAGTTGCCCAAGGGCCACATGGGCACCGTAGTAGCAATTTCATGCTGAGCACAATAATTTATATAGTCCGGACTAAAGGCAAGATTGTGCGGGTTAGTCAAATTGATAACAATGTCAGAACCAATGGTGTTCCAATTGCTTAATTCAAAATCGTTGGGTTGGGCTGCTCCATCTACAAATTTATGCCAACTAGACTTGCCCCAATCGGTATATTTTATTGAAATATTGTACATACCGTATGTAGGAACAACATTTTTAAATTTGTTTTCAACTCTCCAGACTGGATTTCCTTTGACTCTATATTTGAATTTTTGTTCAATACGATGAACTAACTTGTTGATGTTGTGAAATTTTTTAAATAAATCTGGGCTGATATGATATAATAGTCGATCAATCCTGGGCTCTGTGCGCAATATGCTGATCCAATTTTTATGTACATTGTTCAAGTTGTGCTGACTGTACAGGTCTTCTGGAATCGGTATTTCGGGAAAATTGATTTTTTTAAGGCGACAGTTGACCTCATGCATGTTATTTTGTAACTCGTTGATGAGTGTGTTTTGCAAGGACACATCTTCATAACAGCCATATAAATTTTTAAAATTATTGCACTGGTCTACAAACCACACAGCAAACTCTGTATTTTCTACATCAATGTCAAAGTAGTCGCGGGTCTGAGACCAAGTTAATCGAAGAATTATATCAAGCATACTGCTAATTATAACATACTTGTCAAGCAAAGTCAAAAAACAGGCACCTAAGTGCCTGTTATAAAAGAACTGTATGTCTACAGTTCTGGAGCTAACTGTCAATCATGCATTCTTCATGCAAGTTGTCTCTGCCATGAATCTCCAACGTGCTGGAAAACTCTTGACCAAATCTGCAATTTTCAGTGCCATACGCAAACTCATTTCACGCAACCGATTTTGATTGATATTCATAAACTCAATGATGTCGTCTTGTGTACACTCTTCAAACTCATAGTCTTGAAACAACACGCCATCTTTGGCAATTTGTTTGATACGCAAAATTTTATCACGCATTGTGTCTAGTGTCAAGTCTAGATAGTGACAACGACTTTGCAATGCATCCAAGTGATCTCGCAATTTTTGCGACTTCATTTGATCAAATTTTAAGTTGGTAATAAAAATTACACTACCTTTAAACTCAAAACTATCTGGGATGCCTTCTCTACGCAATGTGCTGGACTCTGATAACCATGAAATTTTCCTCTTCTTGCCAGAGTCCAGGGCACCTTTGAGCAAGTTAAGTGCAACATCATCTACTAAAATGCTGTCACAGTCATCAAATACTAGAACACAATTTGCGTCGGAATATTTGTACAATGTTTGATACAATCCAATTGGAGTAGCCGAACCTTTGACAACTTCTGCCCGTAAACGCTTGCCGGCAATCTTGTCAAACAAACAGGCTTTTTCAACTTCTTGTTCTACACCAAAGCTTTTGCCTACTCCGGGAGGACCAGACACAATCATAGCACGAATGTCACCACTGGTGGCCGCTTTGGTCATTTCTGTCAAGATCTCAAAACGGTCTCTAATACGAGCCATTGCTTCTTCTTCTGTTTCCGTTTGTTTAGTAGGTGTCTTTGTTGCGACAAGTTCTAACATACTTTCTCCTTGAGTTACGAACTCATAGTCCTGAGTTCCAGTTACATTTACACGAATAGTTTCTGGCATGTTGGGAAACACACCATTGTTTCGGACTTTGACAAAGGTATTTTTGTCAGTGGTAGTGAGTTGCTCCACAAGCTCAAAACACATGCCAGCAACACTTTTGCCGCGATAAGCACCTGACAAAATACGGATATGACTTTTAGACATACTAGCTCCTTTTTTTAGTTTATACAAGTATTATAGCAAACTTGGACTTTTGTGTCAAATACTGTTGTTGCTTTTATGCAACACTGTTTGATCTTGTTGTTTTTTACTGTCCATGCTGTTATTATAGCAAATGGGCAATTTTTGGTCAACCATTTTGCTGGTGTTGTTTTTATGCAAAATCTCTTTTTAGTAGTTTTTTGTACGCAACATCTGGCATTTTAAGCTTGACATTTAAGGCATTTGCTTTGATACGCAAACTCTCTGCAACAAAATTAACTTCTGCAAGAGATACAGTGTCTGGGTTGAGATCTACTAAAAATAGAGCTTTGTTTGATGTAAACTCTGCGAATGTGTGTGCAACAATACGAAATGATATGATGTCGTTTTTATACGGAGTGCGTTTAAAATTTGCTTTTAAGTACAAAGTACTAATTGGCACTGAATTATAATACATGAGAGCTCCGTTTTTGTTTATACATGTATTATAACAAACGAGCAATTTTACGTCAAACGGGCAAAGTTTGAGCACGATGTTTAGTGTGGCGTTGATACAACACACGATTTTGCTCAGTTCGTGGGCGAAAAGGCAAGTCGCGATCAAACAACACACGATGTGCACGGGGTTGCGGATTACTGGTGCGGTTAGGTGTTTTCATAATGCTGTAATTATACGAAAAACACTATTTTCAGTCAACTCCATAAAAAAACCCTACATGTCGTAGGGTTTTTGCTATAAAGTATTATTTTTTAGGGCTGAGCACAATTACCTTGAGACACATTTAAATTATAGGCAATCGTACTGTCAGTGGGTATAATCCAGG